GAGAGCGATGAAACCATGTCCAAGTTGGATTGGGTGGTTGAGTTTAAGTTTATCCCTTGGAGGGGTGCATATGCGATTGGTCTCCCTCATCTCATTGGTGGATTGTCCGCCGCCCTCACTGGCTCGCTTCGTGCGCTCTTGGACTCAGCCCACATCAATAACGCGGCCACTATGCTCAAGCTTAAAGGAGCTAAAATTAGTGGGCAGAGCCAACAGATCGACGTTACTCAAGTAGTTGAGATTGAGGGAGCGCCAGGCGTTCAGGACATCCGTCAAATCGCCATGCCCATGCCCTTCAACCCACCAAGCCCTGTGCTATTTGAGCTATTAGGCTTCTTGGATAAGGCTACAAGCTCCGTTGTGACCACAGCCGAGGAGAAGATAGCTGACGCCACTTCTCAAATGCCTGTGGGCACTACACAAGCTTTGATTGAGCAAGGTTCACACGTTTATTCATCCATCCATGCTCGCTTGCATGCATCGCAAGCTAGGGTGTTGAAGATTCTTTGCCGATTGAATCGTTGGTACTTTGACGACATGCAAAAGGGTGAGGACGTATCTGACCTTGAAGTAACCCGTGAAGACTTTGCTCGCAACACGGACGTTGAGCCAGTATCAGACCCCAACATCTTCTCTGAGACTCAGCGCATGGCTCAGAACCAAGCGGTATTGAGTCTGGCACAACAACACCCTGATCAATTCAAGATGAGTGCGGTGTTGGCTCGTTTGCTTAAGCAAATGAAGATACCCAACATTGAGCAGATCATGGTGGATGTGCCCGCACCTGAACAACGTACGTCAGCGGATGAGAACGCGGCCATGTTGTTGGGTCAGACTGCATATGCGTATGTACAGCAAGACCACATTGCGCACATCCAAGACCATCTGCAGTTTGGATTGAATCCATTCTTCGGCCAGTCTCCATTTGCAGATCCTAACTATTTAAACAACCTCATTGAGCACATTAAACAGCACATGACGTTGTGGTACATCAATAGGTCAAACGGATACGTTGAGGACGCAACAGGAAAGCCTGTGGACGACTATGACGACCCCAACTACACGCCGACTATCGACAAGATATACACGACGATTGGCGCGCATGTGATGATTGATACACAACAAGTGTTTGGTCAATTTACACCTGCGTTTCAAAAGCTTATACAGATGTCACAACAAGGCAAAGGGCCTGCACCTTTACCACCTGATGCACAAGTCGTTAAAGACACAAGCACTGCTGAGACACAACGTAAGACACAGAAAGATCAGCAAGACTTCCAAATTGCACAAGCCAAGTTGCAAAAAGATATGCAAGAACACGCGATTGACAATCAGACAAAGATTCAGATTGAAAACGCAAAGTTGACGCATGAGACCATTCAAACGGTGGCTCAAGCTCAAGCGCAGGCCCAACCGCCTGCGATTCCTGCGGCACCCGCCGCTCCCGTAACCCCTGAACAAGGAGCTCCAAATGGCAACATCTGATTACGAACAGAGAACCGCTAATGTGCCCCAACACAAGCGTATCGCTCAAGGCGAGAAGCTTGATGGCACAGCGATGGAACCAAAAGGTGGAAGTAAATCTTCATCTTCTGGCTCTAAATCTGGCGGACTATCACACGCTAGTAAGAAGAAATGATCGAAGCATTGATCCACAGGATCAAAATACGGCAAGCAGAATTGCAGGTTTCCTTGGCTCAAGGCATTCCGCAGAACTATGAGTCGTATCAACGCATGGTTGGTGAGTATGCAGGTGTGCAATACGTTTTGGATACCATCGACAACATGTTGGAAGAAGAGAAAGATTACGATTAACCATGCGCTGAAAAGCGCGTTTATGCACCTGAGATATGGTGTGAAGGAAAAATATGACTGAAAGCAAGCCTATTCCCACAATCGAGGGAAGTAGCGGAACGCCCAATGCTGATGAATTAGCTTGGGCCTTTCCTGAAGTAAGCCCAGGGCAACGCCCCTTTGGCGGTCGAGTGATTGTCCAACTTCGACGAATCAAAAAGAAGTCTGGAATGATCATCATTGTTGATGAAACCAAAGAAAACGAGAAGTGGAACAACATGATCGGTAAGGTCGTGGCCATTGGCCCACTCGCGTTCAAGAACCGAGACACCATGCAACCGTGGGCTGAAGGCTCATGGGCTGAAATTGGTGACTATGTAAGGGTTCCGAGGTGGGGTGGAGACCGTTGGGAGCGCAAAGTTCCCACTGAAGACGGTGAAGATCCCGTTTTATTCATGACAATCAATGATCACGAATTGATTTCGGCCGTCACTGACGATCCGTTATCGTTTAAAGCTTACGTTTAGGAGTAAAAAATGGCTGAAGTCAAAGAGAAATTAGAGGTTGAAGAGCAAAATGACGGCTCTGCAACCGTAGAGGTGCCTGAAAAAGACCTTGTACCTGACACTGTTGAGGAACAAAACGGTTTTGATCGTGCAAAAGAGTCAAATGACTCTAACGACGCTGATGCTGATCATCCAGATGACGATGAAGAGCTTAGAGCCGCTAAAAGAAACCGTCGTCGGGCTAAAAAAGACTTGGTTCGTAAGACAAACCAAGAAAAAGACGTCCGTCTACAAGCTTTACAGCGTGAAAACGAAGAGTTTAAACGTCGTCTAAGCCAATTGGAGCGCAATACCAAGGCAGAACATGTCGTGCGTATTGATAAGAACATAGAGGACGCACAAACGCGCCTTGAATACGCCAAAATGAAGATTGCCGAAGCCACTCAAAACCAAGATGGCCAAGGTATGGTTGATGCACAGTTACTTTTGCAAAATGCGTCGGACGAAGTTCGTCAATTGAAGCAAATGCGTAATCAAGCTGACCAAGAATTGAAGCGTCCACAGCAAAATAATGCTCAAGACCCTGCTATTGCACGTCGTGCAAATGAATGGGTACGCCGTAATAGTTGGTATGACTCAAGCCTTCGTGACCCCGATAGTAAAGTGGCAAAGAAGGTGGATGAGCTGATGGTTGCACAAGGTTGGAACCCTACAGATCCCGACTATTGGGACGAGCTTGATAGCCGTTTGCAAAAAGAACTACCTCACCGTTACAATGATCGCAATGACGACGAAAAACGTAATGTCAGACGACCGAGGAATGTTGTGGGAAGTGCAGGACGTGAAGCATCAGCATCTTATGGGGGATCTAATCGCTCCCAATTCGTACTTTCGCCTGAGAGGGTGAAGGCTATGAAGGATGCAGGCGCTTGGGACAATCCTGAACGCAAAGCCAAGATGATTAAACAATTCATGGCATATGACCGTGCCAACCGCAACAACTAAGGGGAAAACATTATGGAATCACGTCTCAAAAAATCTTTGAATGCCAATGGCCGCCAAGACCGCTCGAACGGGGAAGCAAGCCATAAGGCACCAGAAGACAAGTTCATTTCTGCGCAGGAACGTAAAAAAATGTGGAGCGAGGAGTGGACGCAATCAGCATTGCCAAAGTTACCCGAGATGGAAGGGTGGCATCCTTGCTGGCTTTCGACAACCAACAGCTACGATTCAATCGATAAGCGGATTAGACTAGGGTACGTTCCTGTGAAAGCAGATGAGTTACCAGGCTACGAAGACTATCGCGTTAAATCAGGTGAGCACGTTGGGTATATATCTTGTAACGAGATGTTGCTGTTTAAGATACCTATGGAAATTTTCCAAGACGTTATGACACACATGCATCACGACAAACCTCGTGAAGAAGCAGAAAAGGTAATGATCCAAATGGAAAACCTACAGGGACAACGTGACAGTAACGGACGTCGCTTGATGGAGATTGAAGGCGAGGGTATTGGCTCTATTGACAAGCAACCAAGCAAAATTCCCGTATTTTCGGGTTAATCATTTAGGAGAAATCTTATGTCAAGTACATCAGCTCCGTTTGGCTTGCGTCCTGCGTTCCACCCTTCTGGATTGGATCGCGCACAGGCGCTTGCTAACGGTATCACTTCTGGTTACAGCACCAACATTCTGAAGGGACAACCTGTTGCCTATTCAGCATCTGTAGGTGTTATTGTTCCTATTACTGCTAACAGCACTCAGGCCACATGGTCTGGCGCATTTGCGGGTGTTGAGTGGACAGATACTACAGGTCGTCGTCGCGTAAGCAACTACTGGCCTGCTAACACTGCCTACACAACTGGCTCATGCGTTGCTTATTTCTACAACGATCAAAACATTGTTTATGAAATTCAAGCAGATGGATCTATGGCTCAAACTACTATTGGTAACGAGTATTTGTTCACTAACGTGACAAATGGTTCTACCACTACTGGTTTGTCACAAGCAACTCTTGGCGCTTCTTCAGCCGTTGGTAATGCCCAACCTGGTCAAATGCGCGTTGTTGATTTGGGCCAAGGAGTGGACAATGCGTGGGGCGATGCCTACACAGTTGTTCGTGTTGTTAACTCAGCTTCTCAGTTCTTCGGTACTGTGAACGCTATTGCATAAGGGGTAAATCATGGCCGCACCAATGCGAAGTACGGACTTTAGATCAATCGTTGAGCCTATTCTTAACGAGTGTTTTGACGGAGTCTATGATCAACGTGCCGACGAGTGGAGCCGTGTGTTCCGCGAAGAAGACGGTATTCCCCGTAACTACCACGAAGAGCCTGTCCTTTATGGATTTGGCGCCGCTCCCCAGTTGCCTGACGGTACTCCCGTTACATATCAACAGGGCGGTGTGTTGTTCTTACAGCGTTACCTCTACAAAGTGTATGGCTTGGCCTTTGCACTGACTAAGGTTCTCGTTGAAGACGGCGACCACATCCGTTTGGGCCAAGTGTATGCACGTCACCTTGCACAGTCTTTGGTTGAGACCAAAGAGTTGTTGTCAGCTAACGTGTTGAACACTGCGTTCAACTCTTCATACCCTGGC